CCCAAACATTCGCGAACGTAAGTTGCGTATGGATCTGATGCTGGAAGAGATGAAGGACTATATGGAGAGCGAAGAGAAAGATGATCTGGAAAATCTTGCGAAAGAACTGGCTGATATTATCTATATTGCTTGTGGGACTGCTGCATCTTATGGCATTCCCCTCGACAAAGTCTTTGAAGCCGTCCACGAATCAAACATGGCAAAACTAGTAGACGGCAAACCTATTCGCCGTGAAGATGGAAAGATCTTGAAGCCAGATGGATGGTCTCCTCCTGACATAAAAAAGATCTTGACATCTTGATATTTTGATATATAATATATGATGGATATAGTTGGAGGCCATTATGGTTAGACGTATTGTTGCTCGTGAAAAATTTGATTGTGAAAATCTTCTTGGAACATATCTTAATCAGACTCATTATGATAAGCTGATTCAAGAGGATTGTGATTGTTATATGCCACCATTATGTGATGTATCAACAAAAGCAGATTGCGGAACTAAAGATTGTGAAGATTGCGATAAAGGTAATGATGAGTTACGTATCGCTTTTAAACTGCGTAAGAATTATTTTACAAAAGAAGAATGCCAAGAAGCCTATATTGGTTTAAGAGAAGCAGCAACAGAATCACAGAATCGTGGTTTAGCAGCTGGTCCTCGTGGGCCAATGTTAGCATGCGAAGGCAGAGGCGGTAGAGATTGGGTTACTCCTTACCAGCATGAGGTTCTTGAGTTCTTGATGGATGATGGTGCGTCATTATTCAACGATAACTCAATTAAAAAGATTCGTGAGAAGTATGCTGATCCTAAATTTAAACCAGCTGATGAAACAAGAGGAACAGTTTGGTTACGTTCTGAAGTAACTAAAGTATATCCTGAGTATCATGGATGGTTTGATAAATGGGTTAATGGTTTGTCAAACAAGCCTAAAGATGAAGTTCGTGCAGAAGCTATAAAGGTAGCGGAGAAATGGGCATCAACAACTAACTATGCCAAGTCTGTATTCTCTGGTGTTGCTGGTTGGTATGATCGTTATCCTCGTATTCCTTATGGTCGTGCGACTGCTTATACTGAAAAGAACCCAGAACTATTTGAGAAATCTTATCCGTTTCTACAATCTCTTAATAGAGGTTTCAAAGAGTTACTTCCTTGGCGTTGGGGTAATCAAAAAGCAGCAGCGGATAAAATGGATCCAAGATTCTTAGTTCCTGAAACTGTATTCACAACTATTACGGTGAATAAAACATTTAGAACTGCTGCGCATAGAGACGCCGGAGATCTTGATGCTGGATTAAGTAACTTACTTGTTCTTGGAAGCGGAGATTATACTGGTGGGTATCTTATATTCCCTGAGTATCGTATTGCTGTTGACGTACGCCCTGGTGATCTTCTTCTCGTCAATAACCATGAAATTATTCATGGTAATACTCCTATCGTACTTAATAATCCTGATGATCCTACTTGTGAAAGGATATCTGTAGTTTGTTATTTCAGAGAGAAGATGTTAGAATTAAAATCTTATGAGTATGAAGTTCTTCGTCGTCAGTTTGTTGATGAACGTAGATTGAATAAAGAGCATCCGTTACAGCGTCCATTATGGAACGGTGTTTCTCCTGGTATGTGGGAAAGTAAAGAATGGTATGAATATCTTCATTCTCATAATATGAAGGATCCTTATGGCAAAGATGAACAAGCAAACCTGGAGTCATTTTTCGGATGAATTTAGATTATGTTAAGGTCAGAGACCTTCCGGGTTATGTTGATTGGAGATTGCCTGAAAATAGAATTGAAGCGTTCGCTCGTGTGACGCATGTCCGTTTTGTTGAAGGCGATCTCGATCATCATCATGTTGGTAAGGTAATATGTGATTACTCCAATTATGATAATGAGCAAAAAGCTCTTTATGCTATGTATTTCGGTCAGTCTTATCGTAACCATTGGTCAATGATTGCTATGCAGTTAGATCTTTGGAATATGTCTGACGACCAGTTAATTGATTGGCATAATAAGAATTGGCGTAGAATGAAATTTGGTAATGATACTAAGTGGAATGTGCGTAAGTTCCCTCAGTTTGTTATTGATATGAAAAAGCGTATAGGCAAAGGTAGCCTATATGAATATCTTGGTAATGCTGCTAATGCTGGTTCAAGAGAAAAGAACTATTTCTCTTTGAACAACTGCTTACAAGAATTCTATTCAATGGGCAGAATGACTGCTTGGCTCGCTCAACAGACTCTTTATGAATTGTTTGATTGGGATATTGATCATTGGGATCAGCAGTTATACGATAATGCTACTTGGTCTCAGTATGATTCTATTTGTTATCTTTTCAATAGAATTGATATTGCTCGTAAGCAGAAGATCACTGACGAATACGGTCATGTTCTTGAAGTCAAGACCTATGAACCCACCAAAGCAGATAAGCAATTAATGGAAAAGAATACTATTCATCTTATGGAAGAGATGAATAAAAGAATGCCTTTTCACGTTGATATATACAATATTGAATCAGTTGAGTGTGAGTTTCGTAAGACTGCCTATGGTCCTAAGATTAAGGAGTTTACATTCTGGACTACTAATGAATTAGTGGAGATGTATGATAAACTATTAGATCTTTGGAAAGATTATGAAGGTCCAGGTAAGGTTGATTGGACTCCATATGTTGTTGGGTTTATGACGAAAGGTAAGAATGTTACGGACTATGGATTTCACCCAGACTACTTTAAGGTAATGGTGAATACAGGTCTTAATCTTAATACTCATCATCTTTATAAGGACGAATTAAACGCTCATGAGTTGTTAGAGCTTCCTAAGATTATACCTACCGCTGCTCATACTATGAAAAGCGAATGGGAGCAATCTTTTGATGTCAAGAAAAGAAAGGTGTTATGTAAGAAATATAATCCTGTAAACTATCTAAAATTTAAACCGAAAGATCATCTTGCTTGGAGTGATAAAGCAGTTGACTTTTCTTATTGTTCATAGTATTATAATAATTGTGTGAAAGCACCGAGAGCTACTCTTACTCCAGTCAAGACCTCTCTCGTTAAAAAACTGACATAAAGGAGAAAACATGTCTAAGAAGATTAAAGTCGCCGTAGTTGGCGTTGGTAACTGTTTGTCGTCTTTGTATCAAGGTTTAGAATATTATAAAGACCACGACGAAGATAACATTCCTGGTATTATGTTCTCGCGTATTGGTGGGTATCATCCTGCCGATATTAAAGTAGTTGCAGCTTTCGATGTTGATCGTCGTAAGGTTGGCCGTCCTCTTGGCGAAGCTATTTTCGCGAAGCCAAACTGTGCTCGTGTATTCTGTGATGATGTTCCAGATGGCCCAATCGTTCAGATGGGTCCTGTGCTCGATGGTGTTTCTGAACATATGCAGCAACAACCAGAGAAGTATGGTTTCCGTGTTTCTAACGAAGAATCAGTTGATATTGTTAAGACGCTTAAAGAATCAGGTGCAGAGATCCTTATCAACTATCTACCAGTAGGTTCGCAAGAAGCAACTGAGTTCTATGCGCAGTGTGCTATTGATGCTAAAGTCTCCTTCCTAAACTGTATTCCTGTGTTTATTGCTTCAGATCCTAAGTGGGAGAAGAAGTTCATTGATGCAGGTCTGCCGATTGTTGGTGACGACATGCGTTCGCAGGTTGGTGCTTCTATTCTTTCGCAGGTTCTTCAAGAGCTCGCGTTTGATCGTGGTGCGGTTGTTGACTTCCATCAGCAGTTAAACGTTGGTGGTAACTCCGATTTCAATAACATGATGGTTCAGAGTCGTCTTGCTTCAAAGAAGAAGTCAAAAGAAAATGTCATTCGTGCGCAGAACGATCTTCGTGGTATTCCTGTTGATTCAGAAGCATTGTTCGCTGGTCCATCAACCTTTATTCCTTATCTGAAGGATAACAAGGTTGCGTATCTGAACATTCGTCTACGTGGTTTCGGCGATGCTCCGATTACTATTGACGCGAAACTCTCTGTTCAAGATTCAGAGAATTCGGCTGGTGTTGTTATTGACGCTATCCGTTATCTGAAGGTTGCTAAGGAGATGGGTATAGTTGGCGCTCTCCGTGGTCCTTCTGCTTGGACTCAGAAGACTCCTCCGCAGCAGATGCAATATTCAGACGCTAAAGCTGAATGTGCTGCTTTTGCTGATCGCGACACCGCCGCTCTAAAGGCTAAGAACTACTATGCATAAGATTAACACTTTCGATATTGATGGTGTTATCTTCTTAGAAGAACACGATGGGATCTATCCAGGTCCCATCGATATCATCATTACAGGCAGAAGCTACGAAGAGACGGAAGAGACTCTTGCTATGTTACATGGTAAGGGTATCAAGAATAGAGTATATTTCAACCCAGAAAGATTTGATGATAAGTCGAGAGAGTCTTCTGGCATTCACAAAGCAAAAACTATTCTTACTCTGAGAGAAATGGGTTATGAACACGGCGTTCATTTTGAAGATGATGAAGTTCAGATAGCAGAGATTAAGAGATTAATCCCTGACATCCGTATTGTTCATGTTGTTTCAGATCTTGTTAACAAAGAGAATGTGAGACGTAAATGAAAGGTTTACATAATGGATTTACAGTTATCAAAATGAAATCTTATCATTGCTGGTTTGCCTCCGATTTTACAACAATGAGGGCAAGTTACTTGTTCTTTACTAATACCTTTAAGTTTCTCGCTAACAATAGTTTTCTGTTTATCAGAAGTAGGTTTTCTAACGTTAGCATATCTTGTTACTTTAACTTCTTCTGGTATTGGACCAGTTTTTATGCCCTTGTTCCAAGGAGTTTTACCAACGTTGTGTTTGTGTCCTATGAGAACAGGAGGCATTCCGCCGCCTTTCTCGATATTCCAACCAATATTCTTTGAAGGTCTTAGTTTCTCTTCTATTTCCTTACAATAATGTTCATGTGATTCAAGAATAATATCCATTATTACTTCTTGATATTTTTTGAAAACATTAATCAGGTGTGGATTGTTTGATCTGGTTTTGTGAGTTTTGAATCTTTTAACAGGATTTTTTGATATTCCTACGTAACCTTGTGAAAGAATATCTAAGTGTTCTGGTAAACGAATCCAATAAATAAACATGCTGGGTCTCCTTTTCAGACGTAGAGTCAGTGGGACTGCCATCCGCGACTGACAACCTTATTTATAAAATGGAGTTTTTAGAATGCGTGTGATCGCTATAGGTGGTGAACCAGGAGCAGGTAAATCCACATTAATGAAAAAGATTCTTGAAAAATATGATTGGCGAGCTAAATATGATAGTTTCAAGTTAGTACCATATCATCAGTATAACAACTATTATATTCTTGGTAAGTATGAAGAAGGTGAGGTGTTTTCTGGCACAGACCGTATGAGTATGGCGGTTCAACCAGAGGCAATAAAGTTTCTCGCCACATTAGATAAAGACTCCGTAGTTCTCTATGAGGGAGATAGGTTATTCACTGCATCTTATCTTGAGCATTGTGTTGATAACTATGATCTGGATATTGTGTATCTTGAAACTGACAAAGAGGTTCGTCAAGACCGTTATAAAGAGAGAGGATCAAACCAGAACGAAACATGGTTACGTGGTAGAGAATCAAAGATCGCCAATATTCTTTCTAACATGACATTAATGTTTAATACTACTAAGATGAAGAATAATAACCTTGACGATCAAGATAAAATAGTTTATTATATAATGAAATCATTGGAGGCATGATGAACGAATATAGATTTGAGAATGGAAGAGGGTTTGCTACTGGTAGTCTTGGCAAACCATATATGACAACAGCCGATGGCACCATTGTTTATGATAACAGAAATAAAGAAACTCCATATAAATATAATGAAGGTAAGATTATTGAAGACTTCAAGGCATATATCGACAAGACCTATGGTCAGCATTATATGTCAGAAGAGCAGAATATAGAATGTTTCGATGTGTGGTTGGCTCTTGGAGAATCTCTCCCAACATTCCGTAACACTGCTATCAAGTATCTCTGGCGCTATGGTAAGAAGCATGGCTCCAACAAAGATGATTTGTTAAAGGTTCTTCATTACACATTAATGATGTTGTATGTTGATCATTATAAGGATAGTAAATGAAGACTATTGAAGAAAACAATCAAAGTTTAAGAATTCTTGAAAGAATAGGAACAGGTGTTCAGTGTCCTGGTTGTGGAGATGAGTTAATAGAAACTGATCCAGGAGTTATACTTACTTCTTATCCAGCACAGAAAAAGGTTCATTGTCAAAATTGTAAGTATTCGAATTGTATCTTAGCATAGAAAGGTGAATTGTTATGGAGTTAGAAATCCCTATTGAGGAACTACGTAAGCGAAAGTTATTTGTAGCTACGCCAATGTATGGAGGGGCTTGTGCAGGTATGTTTGCAAAGTCAACAGCAGATCTGTCGGCGATGTGTGCACAATATGGTATCCCTCTTCAGTTCTATTATTTGTTCAACGAGTCTTTGATTACTCGTGCACGTAACTATTGTTGCGATGAGTTCATGCGTTCAGAAGCAGAACATATGTTGTTCATTGATTCTGATATTGGATTCAACCCTCAAGATGTTATTGCCATGATGGCTCTTCAAACATTACATGAAGACAAGTATGACATCATTGGCGGTCCTTATCCTAAGAAGTGTATCTCTTGGGAGAAGATTAAGCATGCAGTAGATAAGGGTGTTGCTGATAAGGATCCTAACGTTCTTGAGAACTATGTTGGAGACTATGTCTTCAATCCTAAGAACGGTCAGCAATCAATTCCTCTGGGTGATCCTTGTGAAGTTCTTGAGATTGGAACTGGCTTCATGATGATTACTAAGAAGGCAATGCAGAAGTTCTTTGAAACATACAAAGATCAATATATGTATAAGCCAGATCATGTTCGCACTGAACACTTCGATGGTTCGCGCGAGATTATGATGTTCTTCCAGGCAGAGGTTGATCCTGAGTCAAAACGTTATTTGTCTGAGGATTATTGGTTCTGTCAGAAAGCACAGAAGGCAGGTATCCGTACGTGGTTCTGTCCATGGATGAAACTACAACATGTTGGTACGTATATCTTTGGTGGTTCTCTTGCTGATCTTGCTTCTATTGGCGCAGCAGCAACAGCAGATCCTGATCAGTTAGGCAAGAAGATTGATCAAGAAAAGAAGTTCCATAGTAAGACTAAGATTAAACAAAAAGTAGCAGCTAAACGTAAGTGAAGAAAGGAAGTTATATTATGAAGATTGATACAAATACTGTGAATGTGTTGAAGAACTTTTCGAAGATTAATCCTTCAATCGTTGTTCAAGAAGGTAATGTTCTCAAGACTATTTCTCCGACCAAAACTATTATGGCGAGAGCAACAGTCCCTACCAATTTCGGTAAGCGATTTGCGATCTATAATCTTGATGTGTTCATTGCTCTTTTGTCAACGTTCAAGGATCCTACTTTGAAGTTCGGTGACAAGGCTGTTAACATCAGCGAAGATAACCGTAAGGGTAACTTCACTTATGCTGATGAGAGCACGGTAACTAAGGCTCCTGAGAAAGAGATTCAACTTCCATCAGTTGACGCATCTTTCACATTGCGCAATGAAGATCTGGTAGCAGTTGAAAAGGCTGCAGGTATTCTTACGCTTCCTGAGATTGCTGTGGTTGGTGACGGCACAAATGTTTCTCTTGTTGCCACAGATTCTAAGAATCCAACGAGCAAT